CCGGTTATTACAACGCTGCGTTGGCGTCGGCGTTGATGGATCTCGACAGTCTCGATGGGACAGGGTTCTCCCCCGTCGACATAGACGACGTGTTGAAGGACCTTCCTCAGGAACGGGACCCCGTTGCGATGATCGGGGCTCCCGGCGATGTCCGACGCGTCGCTACGATCAAAATCGGCGGGTCCACTATTTCGACGTGCGGCAAGCAGTACTCCGAATGGGAGCAGGCACTCATGGCCGAGGGGTATTTGACAAAGGATGAACGCGGTCGGCGTATCGGCGAGTTGCTTCAGTTGGACTCGTCGCAGTTCCAGGTGTGGGCGTCTGTCGCTGATCCGACAACAGGGAACAACGAGTTCAAGAAATGAAGCAGCGGCGACCCAAGTTCGTCTACCCGGTGTTGGTCGATATTGAGACGCTGTCTAAAGCCCCGTACAACCCTCGGCGAACTGACCCTGGCCGCTTCGAATTGGTTAAGGCGAGTCTCGAAAAGTTGGGTTGGCTGCTCCCCATGTACGTCACCGACGAGGGGGAGGTGCTGTCCGGCCACCAAAGGTTGGATGCGGCGCGAGATCTTGGAGCGACGGAAGTCCCAGCGGTTGTGCTGAAGGATTTGGACATTGAGAGGCGCCGCGGCATCAACATTGTCTTTAATCGTGCAACGAATGACATGGAGAAGCAAGATTCAGGGGAAAGCCTGTCCGAGAGACTGCCCGTCAGCGCTGTTCTGGAGGCCCTTAGGGGCCTCCCAGCCATAGAGGTGGGGTCTGACCCCTGGTTCCCCTGTATGAGGCTCAGAGAGGACGATACGAGAGAACTGGCGGGGAGGAACATTCAGCAGTTCCACCCGCACGCGATCCGACAGGCGGAAAGCCTTTACCACTGGGGGAGAACGTCGATCCCACTAGTTGTGTCCCGCAAAGGCAAGGTTGTAAACGGCGTCGGAAGGCTTCAGCACGCTTCAGAAACCGGCATCCCCGAGGTTCAAGTTGTTGTAGTAGACGACAACAAGGTCGATTTGGCCAACCTGCTCTTGAATCACCTGTCGATGGACTTCGACCTGGAGGGCAAATACGCCGACATTCTCCGCTACAACTCGTTTCGGCGAGCCAGTAATAGGCAGAATTTCCTGATGCCGACCATGTGCGCTGATTTGATAACAGCCATGTCAAGATCCGGGAAGACACAGCGGGCAGCGTCAACGTTCGATCCGACCAACGAGAAGCACGTCAAAGCCTGGAAACGCTGGTACGGGACAACAGTTCTGGACTTTGGAGCGGGGCTGCTGGACAAGTCTCTCGTAATGCGGGACACAATGAACGTCGACTGTGTGGCGTTCGAGCCGTATTACACGGGCGGCAAGGACGCAGGTTTTGATATAGACGGCGCTCGATATATCACTGACGTATTCCTTGGAAGAGTCGCCGACGGAACCGAGTTCCACTCGATATTCCTGGCGTCGGTCCTCAACTCTGTCCCGTTCCACACGGACAGAGAACACATCGTCAGAATCGTCTCTGCTCTCTCACACCCTGGGACGGCCGTATACGCAGGAGCGATTTCACGAACAGCCGACCGGTACGCGGCAGCGATGGGCTTCAAGGACAACATTTCCAATCATGAAACCCAGTTCGATTCGTCGTTCTCCGCCGGTTACGAAGAAGGAGTCGTCGTTTCGGACCTGATGAAACACCCGAAAGCGCAGAAGTACTTCTCGCAGGACGAGTGGCGCGACCTGTGGGGCATCGGGTTCTACGACGTGCAGGCGTACCTGTACAAACCCAACCAATTGGTGCAAGCCGTGTGCCGAGGCCCACAAGAAATCGACCCGACGGCCCTGACCGAAGCGATCCGATTCGAGTTCGATCTTCCATTCCCCGACGGGAACCTTGATCGATCAGAACAGGCGCTCGACGCCTTCGCCCGCCGACTCGGGATGGCCCTCTAAACTGGGGCCATGGACACGCCTCTTTTCGCGCCAGAACCTAAGAGCGATATCGCATTCGGGCCATCTGGGCGAATCATCCTTCAGGACTTGAATGTTGCGCTATCAAGCAACTTCAAGGAAATGCCGAAACACCGACCCATGTCAAAGTTCGTTCAGGAGGTCGAAGAGTACAGGTCGTGGCTCGTAAGCCTCCTCAAACACGAATACGTCATCCTTTGCACCGCTCGGTCGGTCATGTACGAAGACATGACCCTGGAGCGCATCAAAAGCCTGACGGGTTGGCAACCCAACGAAGTGTGTTTCAACCCGTGGAAGGACCCATCTGGCAAGGGAGCCCTAAGGGCCCACCAGGCGAAAGCCCGATACCTGAAGAAGCACATCATGCCGAAACACGGCGAGGACCCCGCCTTGTATTTCGCTATCGAGTCCAACAAGTTTTCACGATCGATGTACAAGGCAAACGGAATCGACTGCCGAGACGCCAATCGGGACGATTCCCAGCCTTGGAAGACGCTGCTGCCCTAGACTGCGCCTATGCGCGACACGGTTGCACCAGAGGCTGACTGGGAATTCAACGAAGACGTTGCCGCTGTCTTTGACGACATGCTGGAACGCAGCATCCCCGATTACCGCAAAATGCGAGAGTCGGTCAACGCTATGGCAATCCCAGCGTTGGCGCTCGGCGTTGACCCTGTCGGCGTTCATTCGGTGCTCGACGCAGGCTGCTCCAATGGGCTGGCTCTAATAGGTTTGGACCAATACGCGAAACGCAACGGCCACACGATTCGACGGCTATGCGGAATCGACGTTTCAGAACCAATGCTGGAAAGAGCCCGCTTGGTTGATGACGACAGGTACGAGTTTGCCTACCAGGATTTGCGGGAACACTTGGTGTTCGAGGACGAATCATTTGATGTGGTACTCTGCGTGTTGACGCTTCAGTTCACTCCGGTTGTTCACCGCCAACGGATCATCGACGAGTTCGCCAGAGTTCTCCGCCCAGGCGGAAGACTCGTGCTGGTGGAAAAGGTGATCGGGGCGACGAACCGCTTGGACGAGGACATGATCGGCATCTACCACGATCACAAGAGGACCATGGGTTACACAGACGAGCAAATCGAACGAAAGCGCCTCAGCCTTGAGGGCGTACTCGACCCGTTGCTGGCGCGGTGGAACGAGAACCTTCTCAACGGCAGCGGATTCGGCGGCAACGGCTTCAACCAGATCGACTGCTTCTGGCGGTGGATGAATTTCGCTGGATGGGTGGCAGTCAAGTGAGCGACGAAACAGACGAAGCCCCAGGCTACGTCTACTTTGATCAACCCGTCCCAAAGATCAAACTATCTGAGAAGAAACGCAAACGCCTTCTGCAACTCATAGCGGCAGGCAACTACCAGCAGACGGCGTACAGGGCGGCTGGCATTTCACAATTCACGTTCTACGACTGGCGCAAAAAAGGTTACGCCGCCAGGGAAGACAGGGCATCGGGAATCTCCCTTACCCCCATCCAGGAGGAGTACCTGGATTTCGTAAACCAGTTGGATGATGCCCGCGCTCAGGCCGAAGCAACCCTTGTGGCTCGCTGGTACACCGAGGCGGCGGACGGCGACTGGCGTGCAGCGGAACGGTTCCTAGCGAAAGCATTCCCTGAGCGATGGTCAGATCCGGCGACTCGGTTGGAAATCACGGGGGCACATGGCGGCCCGGTGCAGCAACTCAACGCCCACGTCAACGTCACAAACGAGTTAGACGGTGACCGGCAGCGTAAGGTTCTAGAAGCACTTGTGGACGCAGGAGACTTGCCATCGAACGTATTGGATGCCTGGGATGGAGAAACCGGTGACGACGACGAGGGACCAATTGGCGACGCTGATGGAGTGGAAGAAGCCGTGCTCGTTGACCCTCCCCCACGCCCCGCATCCGAAGCAGCAAGCGTTCCTGTCGTGGACGACGACTAGAGAAGCCCTGTTCGGCGGAGCGGCCGGTGGGGGGAAAACAGACACGCTGCTAATAGCAGCCCTCCAATACGTGTGCGTTCCTGGGTACAGCGCCCTGCTGCTCCGGCAGACTTTCCCGCAACTATCAGGACCCGATGGGTTCATTGACCGCACTACTGAGTGGCTGAAAGATCAGGGCGTCACATACAACGTTACGAACAAGCGGTGGACGTTCCCGTCTGGGGCGACACTCACCTTGGGGCACTGCGAACGAGACGAGGACCGGTACAACTTCCAGTCGTTTGCCTACCAGTTCGTTGGCGTGGACGAGTTGACACAGTGGGGAACCGACAGGGTGTACTTGTACGTCGGGTTTTCCCGTGTCCGTAAACCTAACCCTGATCCATCGTTGATGGCCTGCCCTGATTGCGGGATGACTCTCGCTGATGTCCCCCTCAGGGTCAGGGCGGCGTCGAATCCTGGTGGCCGCGGCAACGAATGGGTGTACGACAGGTTCCTTCTCAACTCGGAGGGCAACAGAAAGTTTATGCCTGCCCTCATTTCAGATAACCCGTCGTTGGACCAGGAGGCGTACACGGAGAGCCTCCAAGAGTTGGATGCCGTGGAACGCGCCCGCCTCTTGGAGGGCAACTGGGAAGTCACTGAGAAGGGCGGCATGTTCGAGCAGGACTGGTTCGACACCGTGGACCACCCTCCTGACGATGTAACAAAACTGCGTTTCTGGGATCTCGCTGCCACAGCGGAGGCGAAAGGCAAGGACCCCGATTGGACAGTCGGTGCGCTAGTCGGCCTATCCGGTGGGCGTTACTACGTTTTAGATATTCAACGGATGCGCGGCACCCCAGCGGACGTGGAGCGGATAGTGAAGAAAACAGCGGAAATGGACGGAACCGGCGTCCCGATTTGGATGGAGCAGGAACCCGGTTCCGGCGGCGTGAACACCATCGACTATTACGCCCGAGGGGCCCTGGTCGGTTACGCGTTCAAGGGGGTTCGTTCAACTGGAACAAAGGTGGAGAGAGCCAGGGTGTTCTCCTCGGCATGCGAAATGGGCAACGTCCGGTTAGTGAAAGCCCGTTGGAACAAACCCCTGATAGACGAATGCGTCCAGTTCCCCAAAGGAGGCCACGACGACCAGGTGGATGCCATTTCGGGAGCGATCACCCATTTGACGAAGAAGCGTTCAAAGATCAGGTTGATCTTGTGAACCCGTATGAAACGCAGAGAAGAATCGTGAAGGCAACCAAACTCGCCGACATGGCCGAGTATCTAGGGTTCGAGGCGGAAGAGTTCCGAGGGGAGGAAAGCCCAGCGGCGTGGGCTCGGGCATGCCAAATAAGGGAACCGTCTACTGTGACCTGGGCATTGGCCGCTGACTTACTTCAGTTGCGAAACGAGTACGACGGCCCAGGCGGCATGGATCACCCGCGCTTTGTGCAACGCATGGCTGTCATGGCTGTCGGGATAGCAGACACGTTGGCTAGGCACGATTTAGACAGCGACGAATCAG